GCTCAGTCCGGACAGAGCACCAGGCTACGAACCTGGGTTTGCGGGGGTTCGAATCCCTCAGGAGCGACGTCTAAGTTGGTAGTAAACTCGAAGTGGCAGGAACTACCCGTTGGTCCGGCGATGCTGTGCGCGACACTACCATGTCGTGGCGGGTGTATCGAGTGGCCACGTTAATCCCGTATAGCTCAATGGCAGAGCAGCGTCCTGTTAAGGCGCGGGTTACTGGTTCGAGTCCAGTTGTGGGAGCAGGAAGGAAGCCGAAGTGGCCGAGGCACCGGTTTGTGAAGCCGGTCTTAGCGGGTTCGAGTCCCGTCCTTACCGACCACGTACAAGGAGTGAAGTGGCTAAGATAGATTGCTACACCTGCAAGGGTGGATCGAGTACGGTGTACCAGCGTGAGTCAGACGGTAGTCAGACGGAGATCGTATGTCCGACCTGTCATGGCAATGGCCAGATCGATGGCTGATAGTTTTATCGCTCGCTAACTCAATTGGTCAGAGTGCCTACCTGATGAGTAGGAAGTACCAGGTTCGAAACCTGGGTGAGCGACCGTCCATTAGCTCAAGGGTAGAGCAAGGGCCTCTTAAGCTCTAGGTTCCAGGTTCAAATCCTGGATGGATGACAATCCGTGTATTCGCGAGTGGGGACGCCTGCGTAAGAGTGTGCACGGACCAATGGTTGTTGGTGTAACGGCAACACTCTGGGCTCTGAACCCAGCGTTCCTGGTTCGAATCCAGGGCGACCAGCATGGTGTTTTTGTGTAAGGACTGCGGACGGTTCTTTTGCGTGTGCTAGTCAAGGGGACATAGTTTAATTGGAAAAACTGCGGGCTCCAACCCCGCCGATGAGCGTTCGAGTCGTTCTGGCCTCGCAAATGAGTTACAAAGATCCAAAGGACCCCAGAGCACTGGAGTCCCGTTTGAAGCACTATCGGTCCAACAAGAAGGTCTATAGGGACCGTGCGGTAGCCAACAGGGAAAAGCTTAGGCTTGCTCTTCAGGTTGCGAAAGACAGGCCGTGTATGGATTGCGGCATTAAGTACCCCTACTACGTAATGGATCTGGACCATCGTCCAGGGACAATCAAGTTGTACAACCCAAGCCGGTTGCCCAACCTGGGGTCCATGAAGAAGCTCGAAGAAGAGATCGCAAAATGCGACGTGGTTTGCTCAAACTGCCACCGACAGCGAACTTTTGATCGAGAGGCCTAAGGGCCGCGCCGTTGTAGCTCAAATGGAAGAGCACCTGTCTCGTAAACAGGCGGTTCCCGGTTCAAGTCCGTGTAGCGGCTCAAGGGTTTGTGGGTTGTCCCTTAAACAACCGTCATCAGGGTGTAGCTCAGAGGTAGAGTGAGCGCTTTGGAAGCGCGGGGCCGGTGGTTCGATCCCACCCATCCTGACCGGTGTTCATTTTTTCTGTATGTTCAGGAAATTTGAACAGACACGTTTATTGAACATGCTATAGAAAGTTGTGAGCACATGGCACTTCCAGCCTCGGTACCCACAGGGACCGTTACCGGCACGTGGTACACGCCCAAGGGTGACTTGGCTGTTGGCACCATCGTGTTCCTTCTCCTCGAATCGGTTGAGATCCCAGACGACCCTGACGGCGTCGTAATCCCCGTCAAGACGGTCGTAGACGTCCCAGCCGGTCAGTTGAACCAAACCCTCCCCGAAGGCCTGTATCAGGTGTCTGTGCGGCTCTCAGAGCTGTACAGGGTTACCAAGGTCATCGAAGTTATTGATGGTGTAGCGCTAAACCTGCCAGACGCGGTGGGGATGCTGCTTCCTGATCCGGATCTCTATGACCCCGTGAGGAGCGTGAATGGACACTTCCCAGACCAGTACGGAAACATCTTCGTCCCTGGAGGCGGTGGAGGAGGAGTCACCGATCACGGTTCTCTTACAGGGCTATCTGATGACGACCATCCACAATACCACAATAACGCCCGTGGTGATGCGAGGTACGCAGGAATTGTCCACACTCACGCCATTTCGGATGTCACAGGACTCAGCACGGCGCTTGACGGAAAGCAACCGTCAGGCTCTTACGCTACTACTACTCAGCTAACCAACGGTCTTGCCCCAAAGGCGGATACGACGGCGGTTAACGCGGCTCTCATTGCCGCACGGCCAAAGGTGCGTCATGCCCGGATTACTTCGGGCAACGTGACTCCGCTTCCCAACACCAGTGGTTCTTTTGCCCTGCCGGGTCAGCCCAACGGGCTGCCGCTCGATTTCGTCCTTTCTATCCCTGCTGCTATCGGGGATTGGGTGGAGATTTCGATCCACGGCATGAAGGGTGATAACACCCAGTCGTTCTTTGATGCGGCTGTAAGGGTGGGAAGCACGGCCGTCCGATGGATGTCGACGGGTACGTCTACTCCAGCAGTGGAAGGCGACCCTGGTTGGTATCCACCTCCGTTCAACACCATCACCTCTTCGCGTGGTTTTGTGGTTGAGGCGGGAGACCTAGACGGGTCGAACGTGGTGTTTGTCCTTGGGAACAAGTCGGCAAACGCAGGGACGCTGTACGCGTCCGCAACCTTCCCATTCTACTGGCAGGTCAAGAACCTAGGCCAGATCAACTAAGGAGCACAATGGGTTCGCCACCTCTTGCTCCCACACCGGCCCACGTTGTAGGCCCCACCTGGCAGACTCTTGAGTCGGGTGGGTTCTACCTACCTGAATTCACGCTAGGCGACGAAATTGTCAACTGGATGTGGAAGTACGTCATTCAGCCTTCCGGGCCTAACGCGGGAGAGAACTTTGTAGTTACGTTCGAACAGTATCGCTTTCTATGCTGGTGGTATGCGGTTGACGGCAACACCGGTCGTTTCCTCTACCGAAATGGCTTGCTACGCAGGCTTAAGGGATGGGGTAAGGACCCCCTTGCCGCTGCTATGGCACTCGCAGAGCTTTGCGGGCCTGTCCAGTTTAGCCACTGGGACCCCAAGACGGGTAAGCCCGTAGGCAAGGCCAAGGCCTCAGCCTGGATTCAGATCGCAGCCGTATCGCAGGACCAGACGCGTAACACGTTTACCCTGTTTCCGGCTATGGCGTCCAAGCAGTTGAAGGAAGATTTCGGCCTGGATGTTCACAAGACCATTATCTACTCGCGTGCGGGTGGAATGATCGAGTCGGTTACCTCTTCGCCTCTGGCGCTTGAGGGCAAGCGTCCTACCTTCGTGATCAAGAACGAGACCCAGTGGTGGATCGAATCCAACCAGGGTCTTGAGATGGCCAACATCATCCGAGGTAACGTGACCAAGGGTGCTTACGCCTCGTGTCGTTCGCTATCGATCTGCAACGCTCATCGTCCTGGTGAGGAATCCGACGCAGAACGAGACTGGGACGCCTGGCAGCAGGTTCACTCCGGTGAGGCTGTTGACACTAAGTTCCTGTATGACGCACTCGAAGCACCTGCCGACACGCCTGTAGGCGAGATCGCGGAACTCATCGAAGATCCCGAGGCCTACGAGGCAGCCGTTCAGAAGCTCCGTGAGGGTCTGGAAATCTGCAAGGGTGACGCTGACTGGCTGGATACCGAGATCATCGTAGAATCCATCCTGGACGTCCGAGAAGACGTCACAGAGTCCCGACGCAAGTTCCTGAACCAGATCAACGCAGCCGAAGACGCTTGGGTCTCTCCTCGTGAGTGGGACAAGTGCATGTCGGTAGACGTTAGGCGTCTGGAAAAGGGCGACAGGATCACGATGGGCTTCGACGGAAGTAAGTCTTCCGACTGGACGGCCCTTGTGGCTTGCCGAGTCGAAGACGCGGCTATCTTCCCGATCAAGATTTGGAATCCCGAGAAGTATGGTGGTGAGGTTCCTCGTGAGGACGTGAACAACACGGTCGACTGGGCGTTCGCTCAGTACGATGTGGTGGCCTTCAGGTCTGACGTCAAGGAATTCGAATCGTATGTCGATGCATGGGGTGCCAAGTACGGTAAGAAGCTCAAGCACAAGGCCACGGCCAAGCACCCAATCGCGTATGACATGCGGTCCAACATCAAGGCGTTCACTCTCGACTGCGAGCGCTTCCAGGATGCTGTGATCGAACGAGAACTAGTGCACAACGGAGACGTTGCGCTACGACGACACGTATTGAACGCCATCCGGCGTCCAAACAACTTTGGAATCTCCATCAGCAAGGCGACAAAAGACAGCTCCCGCAAGATCGACGCTGCGGTCTGTGCGGTTCTCGCTTTTGGAGCACGACAGGAGTTCCTGATGGGTAAGAACAACAAGAAGAAGGGGGTGGCAATCCTAAGGTGAGCGAATACGATAAGCAAGTAGACGACCTGATCAACGCACTCAACGGCCGCAAGGGCAAGTTGAAGGAGAATCAGGCTTACTACGAGTCGGAATATCGACTCAAGGCCCTGGGGTTGAGTACGCCCCCTGAGCTGCGCCACATGACGGCGGCTATTGGTTGGCCTCGAATGTACCTGGACAGTCTTGAAGAGCGACTGGACCTGGAAGACTTAC